ACGCTGACCGATACCTATGCAGACAATGGTTTTACGGGAACACGTTTTGACCGACCAGAATTTGAGCGTATGATGCAGGATATACGGACAGGCAAAATTCAGTGCATCGTAGTGAAGGACTTATCTCGATTTGGTCGTGACTATATCGAAACGGGAAGCTATCTGGAAACTATTTTCCCGATGCTCCATGTTCGTTTTATCGCCATCAACGATGATTTTGACAATATCCGGCAGTCGGATGTGGATAGTCTTGCGGTTCCCATCAAGAATATGGTAAACAGCTTGTACGCGAAGGACATTTCAAAGAAAATCAGCCTTAGTTACCAGATGCGCCGCGAGAAGGGAATCCCTACATCGTGGTGTACACCGTATGGCTATCAGTTGAACCAACAGGGAAATAAGCTTGAAGCGACTGAGGATGCGAAGTGGGTCAAACTGATCTATCAATGGTATCTTGCAGGAGTGAGCACAAACGAAATTGCCCGCAGATTGGAATTTTTAGAAGTAGCAAGGCCGAACGAACGGCTGAATCGCAAATTGCATGAGGGAGATGACCCTACCTATAATAAATGGCACCCCAGTACGGTTCTTCGTATTTTGAACAGCAGTGCCTATATTGGAGAACTGGTATCTGGGAAAACGCAAACTGCATCATACAAAGGGATTGGCCTCCATCCAGTGGAAAAGAAGGAATGGTACATTGTTGAAAACGCGCATGAAGCAATCATTCTGAAATCGGATTTTGAAAAAGTGCAGGCACGGCGGGAGCAGAATAAGGAAAAACGGGAAAGGGCGATGGCTCGTTCCAAAGCAACCAGAGAAAAGTGTTATAACCATCTATCGGGAATGGTTTACTGTGGCTGCTGCAGACGCAACATGACGTTTGAACGGCGTGTGCATGGTACGGTGAAAGAAACGCACTATGGAGTGTTCATTTGCAAAAGAAAGAAGAACACGACTCCCTGTGCCTATCATGCGGTGCCGGAGAAAATGCTGATGATGGTGGCGATGGATCAGATTCATCATCTGGTGTCTACCATGTGTGAAGAAGAAAAGCTGGTAAAAGACATGATGCGCGGCAGCAATCTGGATTCTGCCCGTTCCATCAAGATGAAAGAAAACTCTATCCTGTTTCGGATTCAGGAAGCCGAAGAACGGCGGTTGCGTTTATATGAGGACTATAAAGCTGAAATTCTGGACGAAGATGAATATAGTCAGCTAAAGGAACACTACATAGCAGAAAAGCAGCGGTTGGAACATGAACTGCAAAAGCAGCGTCAGCGCGCATTGGAACTGGAAAAGAGAATTAGAATCTGCGATGCGCAGATGGAGCGGATGCGCGGGATTCTGAATCAAAATGAATTTGATGAAGAACTGGTGCATGAACTTATCAAGAGAATCTATGTAGGAATGGACAATTCTGTGGAGGTCGAATTTAAGTGTAACGACCCCTATCAGGAAGTGCTTGCAATCATGTCGGAGGTTCAGAATGAATGATAAAATTGCAATCTATCTCCGCTTATCATTGGCAGACGGAGATTTGAAAAAGGGCAGCAAGGATGAAAGTAACAGCATTGAGAACCAACGGATGCTGCTCCACGATTACATTGGAAAGCAGGAAGATTTATTTGGCGAGATTGTAGAATATGTAGATGATGGCTATACTGGCACCAATTTTAATCGTCCGGCTTTTCAGAAAATGATCGTGGATTTGAAGCAGGGCGATATAAAAGTTATCATGGTAAAGGATTTATCCCGCCTTGGTCGTGACTATATCGGTGTTGGCGATTACATTGAGCAGATTTTTCCGTTGATGGGAGTTCGGTTTATTGCCGTGAATAATTCCTTTGACAGCATGAAACTGAACAACGGAACGCCGGGAATCGAAGTGGCAGTCAGCAATCTGGTGAATAATATGTATAGCCGGGATATTGCGAAAAAGATTCGGGCTGCTCTGGAAACGAACTGGAAGAACGGGAAAGCCACCTGCACGAATGTTCCTTTTGGATATGTGTGGAACAAGAAAGGTGGGCGGCGGTGGGAGATTGACCCGGAGGCTGCAGTCTGCGTGAAAAAAGTATTTGAATTAGCATTGTCCGGCCGCAATACAACGCAGATCGCCTACGGCATGAACGAATTAAATCTTCCTACGCCGGGATTGTATGCGAAACGAAAGAATCTGCTGATGGGCAGCAATCCTATTATTGCCCCGGACAGTGAAATGTTATGGAACGCGGCAATCGTGTGGAGAATCCTTAGACGGTATGAATACACTGGTGCGTTGGTTATGGGGAGAAGAAAGAAAATTGACGTGAATACTACCTCTGTTCGGACGCTCCCGGAGGATAAGTGGATCATCGCAGAAAACGCTCATGAGGCCATCGTGACAAAAGATGAATACTACCAGGCACAGAAAGCAATCCGTAACGTAACTCCAATTCAATATAAGGTGGATGATGATTTTGCGTTAAAAGGAAAAATCTGCTGCGGAAACTGTAATCGGCAGCTTCGCCACGAAAGGCAATATGGGGAAATGGTTTTCTATTGCGGCTATAAACGGTCAGCCGGAAAGTTCTCTAAATGCTACGGCGGCTATTACAGAGAATATTCGGTGAATGCAAAAGTGGCTCGTGCGATAAAAACAGTATTCTATGCGCTGGATGTGGTAAATCAGGGAATGCAGGAAAAGCAGTCTATCACGGTGCGCTGCGTGGACATTGAGGACTTGGAAAAGCAAGCGGAAGCCATTCGGGTAGAGCAAATCAAACTATATGAATCGTATGCAGACGGTGTGCTACGGCGAGATGTGTACATAGAAAAGAAAAAGACCCTTTCGGAAAAACTGGCTGCATTGCAGGATAGCATACGGACAGAAAAGGAAGAACAGGAGTGTGCCGATGAACTGGATGAAGAAATCCGCAACCTGACAAAGCAGGCAAGTCAAAAAACATACATAGGCGGTCTGACCAAGGAATGTGTAGATGCTTTTGTCAGCATGGTTTATCTGTATGACGATCAGACGATGAAAGTTGAGTTTAACTGTGAGGATGTGATTCGGAGAGCATTGGAAAAGTATGGCGCATAACTGCATAGAAACAGCAAGGTGAGCAAAAAGAATGCCCGTCTGGTTGAGAGGATTCGTAAATCTTCTCGATCAGGCGGGCATTTCATTCCGTAGGAATGACTTTGACCGCATAAGCCACAGACAGCACCCCGGTGTAATCCGAAGTGCAGCTGTGTCTTATGCGGGCTTTTTTGTTATATGATCAGCGGGCTACAAAATCAGATTCCCAAACCGTACAGTATGGCTTTCATCTCTCTTACCATCCGAGTGAGAATTTCCTGTTCGATTTCATTGCAGTCCAAGAGAAGACGGTGAATTTCGGAATTTGAGGTTGAAGTCGAGTGCATCAAACTATCTACCAGCAAATCATCAGTCGATACGTCAAGAGCATTGGCAATATCAACCAGTGCATCAAGACTTGGGCGTTTGATAGCGGATTCGATTACGCTAATATGTTTTCGTGTCATGTTAAGCTGCTCTCCAAGGGCCTCTTGCGTGATACCAGCTTGTTTTCGGGCATTTGAAATGCGCTTGCCCAAAGCTTTATAATCAGTAGCCATGTGCTTTTCTCCTTATGATTCCCCGCATAAGGCAGTACAATTATCTCGCATGATGGTAGGCAGAGCAACTCTATATCAAAGGTTCTAAGACCGCAAAGGGACACACTGCTAGCTGCTCTGTGGTCTTAGGCTGTTTTGCTACCTACTGGGTAGCAAAAGGCAACTCATGCTACCTGATGGGTAGCAGTCAAAACGCAACGAATGCTTTATAATAGAGGTAGGAAAAGACTGCAAATAGGAAGGAAAGACGATGGCGGACAAGGTAGAAAAAAGAATTCTTACATTATATAGTGATGTGCAGGCAACTTCTGTTCACTGGTTGTGGTATCCATTCATTGCAGTGGGAAAGATAACATTGCTACAAGGCGATCCCGGCGATGGAAAGTCAACCATGATGATGAATCTGATTGCGGAACTTTCTAAGGGTGGGAAAACACCGGATGGAAAGCCTGTTGGGACGCCGCAGAGGGTTATCTACCAGTGTTCGGAAGATGGAGTATCAGATACCATTAAACCCAGACTGGAAAGATGTGGCGCAGATTGTAGAAAAGTGGCTTTTATCAATGAAGAAACATACAGTGGTCTAACACTGGATGATGAGCGTATCCGTCAGGCAATCATTGAATTTCGCCCACGGCTTGTAGTTATAGACCCGATTCAGGCGTATTTAGGAAGTGATTCTGACCTCCAGATTGCAGGGAGAGCCAGAAAACTGATGCAGCGTCTCGGAATGTGGGCTTCAGTATATGATTGTGCCATTGTGCTGATTGGTCATCTCAATAAGAAAGAGGGAACGAAAGGTTTGTACCGAAGCCTTGGCAGCATAGATGTGGTTGCTGCTGCGCGAAGTGTTTTGCAGGTGGAGCGTGACCAGAAAGATACAGATATTCGTATTGTTCGGCAGATAAAAAACAGTTTGGCTCCGTCTGATGGAGAAATTCGGTTTTCTATAACAGCGGAGATGGGTTTTCAATGGTTGGAGTGCAAGAGCACATTCGTTTCATCGGAACAACCGAAAGTGCCGGAATTTGAGTCAAAAACAGAAAAGGCAGCATATCTGATAAAAAAGTTGCTTTCTGATGGCGATATGAGAGCAAGAGAAATCTATATGCGGATGAAAGATGAAGGAATCAGCCGCAGAACCGCAGAAAATACGAAGAAAGAACTCGGTATCCGAAGTTATCGGAAGATGCGACAGTGGTATTGGAGCATCCATACGGGAGAATGAGGAAAAGCACATGATTACCGGTGAAGTAGAAGCAGTAGACCGTAAGCAAAAAATCAGAGACCGCTATAAGGGCGTAGATATATCGGAATTGGAAGTCATTCCCGCCAAAATCATAGAGGATTTGGAAACAAGTTCTGTGATTCGGCGTGTGGCAGCATATATCCGTGTTTCCACGGATAATGATGAACAGACTTCTTCGTATGAACTTCAGAAAAACTATTATACGGATTATATTCAGGCACAGCCGGGATGGGTATTTGTTGGAATCTATGCGGATGAGGGCATCAGCGGCACATCTCTGGAACACCGAAAAGGGATGCAGCAGTTGATTGAGGACTGCAAGGCAGGCAAGATTGACCTTGTTCTTACAAAATCCATTGCCCGTTTTGCTCGAAATATCGTTGACTGCCTTTCTGTGATTGAACTTCTGAAAAATCTGAATCCGCCTGTGGGTGTGAAATTTGAAGCAGATAATATCTATACGCTGGACAGCAATGGACGCATGATTCTGACGATTCTGGCATCTGTGGCAGAGGAAGAATCGCATTCCAAATCTATCATTATGAACTGGTCGATTGATCGGCGGTTCAGCCGTGGCCTGTTCCTGACCCCTGCATTGCTTGGATACGATAAAGACGAGGAAGGCAACCTTGTAATTAACCCGGAGGAAGCACAGACGGTAAAGGTGATTTACTACCTGTACCTGAATGGATATTCGCTTACGGAGATTGCAACTCTTTTGATGGAGTATAGCCGTAAGACGAAGTTGGGACGTGTGGAGTGGAATCCCGGTACACTTGCAGGTGTTCTGGCAAATGAGCGCCATTGTGGTGATGTACTGGCAAGAAAGACCTTTACACCGAACTTTTTGACGCATAAATCAAAGAAAAACAACAATGATCGGACACAGTACAGGCAGAAGAATCACCATGAAGCCATTGTTTCCAGAGAAGTTTTTAATGCAGCCAATCATCTGCGGGCATCCCGCAATTATTCAAAGAAAAACAGACCCTTGCCCGTGTTGAGCGTGGTTGAAGATGGGATTTTGCGAGGATATGTGCCTTTTGATAAGGATTGGACAGGTTTTTCGGCAGAAGAATACAGGGAAGCCTCTGAAAGCGTGATGAAAGAACCGGATGTCACTGTTACTGCGGATGTGAAAAAGCGTCTTGATCTGACGGGCTATGAAATAGTCAGGGTACAGTATTTTTCTACTATGCAGAATCCGGCTATGACGATTTCTAATGGACGATTGCGCTTTAACACCGCTTGCTTGAAAAAGTTTGAAAATGTTGAATATGTGGAGCTGCTGCTAAATTCTGTTGAACGCTGCATTGCCATTCGCCCCTGTGACAAGAATAATCCAAACGCGATCCGTTGGGGCAGACTGAAAGAGGGACGTTGGTGTGCAAGCACTTTGGGCTGTCGTGGACTTGCAAAGACTTTATTTGACATTATGGAATGGGATGAGGATTTGCGTTATCGGTTCCGTGGCCAGTTTTTGGAGCAGGGCGATAACAAAATGATGCTGTTCGCATTTGATGAGCCTGAAATGATTAAGGTGGAAGAAATCGTTCTGCCTCCAAAGGAAAACACCGAAGAAGATGAGGGCGAAACGGTCAAAAAGAAGATTTACATTTTTCCACCAGAGTGGGCTGGAACATTTGGACAGCCGATTACAAGTATAGCACAGGTGGGTATCTTACGGCAGGAGCATTATGCCGGAAACTGGGATGTATTTCGTCCTGCGACGGAGATAGAGGAAATGAACATATTTACGGCAGAAAGTCTAAATGAGTTGCTCCGTGAAGCGGAGAAGATAATGGAAGGATGGACTGATTATAGATGAATGAAGAAAACACAACAATCATGCCGCCAGAGAAGCAGATTGTGCAGGATGATAGAGACGCACGGGCGGAAGAACTGGAAAGTGCCTTTTCGTATGATGGCTACCAGGTCGTGCGAAAGGAATTGTTTGCCCATCTGCGTGACCCGGCAATCGTGATTCGTAAAGATAGTATCACATTCAATACAGCCTGTATCACAGGGCTGGAGGATGTGGTCTACGTTCATGTCATGTTCAACAATGATTTGAAGCGTATCGTTGTTCGTGGGTGTGATGAAAATGACAAGGACGCTCTGCGTTGGTGCGTGGCAAAACCGGATAAGCGCAAAAGCCGGAAGATGTCCTGCAAGCCATTTGCGACTTTAGTTTATCAGAAAATGGGATGGGACAGCGAGTGCCGATATAAAATGCTGGGGTACAGGATTACCTTTGAGGGTGAAACTCTGTATGTTTTTGATCTGCTTGTGCCAGAAATTTTTCATGAAGGACAGAGAAAAAAGAACGCAGTCGATTCGCAGGATAATGCTGCGTCAACAAAACCTGTGAACAGCCGAAAGGGATTTTACCTGGATGATATTGTGGGAACTTTTGGTGTGCCTGTGGAAGAACACCGGAAAGAATCTGAAGTCAAGCAAATGGATGGGTATGTGTCAATGGGGATTCTGACAGGAAAGATTGCTCCTGAAGCTGGAAAGGACTAATTGACAGGTTGTACAAGGGGAGGGTCTGTCCATTTGTGGGAGGTGAGCAATATGCAAAAAACAGAACAGAAAACGGAGCAACAGGCAGGACTTGGCATGAGTTTCTGCGAGGAAGAGGGACGAATCACGGTCTTCAGAAAAACGCTGGAAGCGTTAGAATGGCCGTCACACTATCGGTTTCTGTATAATCGCAAAATGAAACAGATAGCTGTACAGGCGTGTGGAGCAGAAGAATCAGGAGCGCATCGTGTGGGAAAGCCGGATGAATCCAATAGCGATGAAATCAAGTGTATGGCATTGGTTCGCATGATTTACGGGGATTCTGGGTGGGACAAGAAAATGTCCTATCGGCTGCTCGGAAGAGCTTTTCCACAGCAGCGGCTTGTTTCGTTTAAGATAACGGATGCGATGCAGATAGAAAACGGGAGAGTGCTGACTGAAAATGTGAATCTTACATCAGTTGGTTCCGGAATAATTAGTTGTCCATGATATAACAGTGGCGAAGAATGCGATAATATGGACAACTCCACGCATGAAAAGTTTACAGTTAGTCGCTTGATGCGGGCGGTGAATTATGGTAAGATGGAAGCACAATAGGAGAGTTTACGCTCTTGTTGAATCTACTGCGAGAAAGTGAATGCCGATGGAAAAGCAAGGCACAGTGGAAAATTAGCTTGCCCACACGATAGATCAGACAGAGTATGATTCGAGATATGACAGAACAGCGAAAAAGCTGTTGGCAAACAAACAGATTCTGGCACAGATCATGAAAGGCTGTGTGAATGAATACAGCGATTGTACCGTAGATGATATTGTTGAGAAATACATCGAGGGAACCCCGGAGGTTGGTTCTGTTGGTGTTCATGTCGATGATACGAACAGACCCAAAAAGTCAACAGATGTAATCAAGGGCAGTAACAACGAGGATTCTACGCTGACCGAGGAAACATTGTTCTACGATGTTCGCTTTGACGCAATCGCACCGAAATCTGCGGACAGCACAGAACAGGAAGAAGTCATTCGTCTGATTATCAATGTGGAAGCACAGACAAAATTCAAGCCGGAATACCCATTGACGAAACGGGCAATCTATTATTGTAGCAGAATGATTTCTGCACAGCACGGCCCGATTTTTACAAAATCCGAATACGGGAAAATTCGTAAGGTCTATTCGATTTGGATTTGTATCCAGCCGTCAGATGGTTTTGAAAACACGCTTACCCGGTACTCCATTAAACCGGAACAGTTGATTGGAGAAGTGCAGGAAGAAACCGAAAACTACGATTTGATGAGCGTTGTAATGATTTGCTTAGGCAAGCCAGGGACGGAGAATCACAAAGGAATCCTGAAATTCATGGAAGTGCTGTTATCTTCCACAAGGTCGGGTTCGGAGAAGAAGATTCTGAAAGAAGAGTTTGGCATTGCAATGAGCGAAGAACTGGAAAGAGAGGTGCTTGAAGTGTGCAATCTTAGTCAGGGCGTAAGGCAGGAGGGCATCGAAATTGGTGAAATTCGGATGCTGGTTCAGCTTGTTCGAGAAGGTGATTTGTCGCTGGAACGTGCTGCAACGAAAGCTAAAATGACTGTTGAACAGTTTAAGAAAGTGATGGAAGATACCCCATTGCAGGCGGTATAAAACAAAATAGCATAAAATGACAGATAGCCCCACAAGGCTCTGATGATTCAAAAAATTGTCAGAAAAACCTTGTGGGGCTTATTTTTTTTTGCCTTTTTTGAGAAATTTGTTGCCCCTATCTTGACATCAGGGGGACTTGCTGCAGTCAGCTCCTCCGCATTTGCGGCACTTTATAGTGCATTTGGAAAATACGATGTGGTGCACATCCATGCCGAAGGGCCGGCGTTCTTTGCATGGCTGCCGAAGATGTTTGGGAAAAGAGTTGTTGTTACCGTCCATGGCATTGATTGGCAGCGCGAGAAATGGCAATCAGGACTTGGTTCTAAGTTTATCCACCAATTCCAACCTCGATCTGTTCAGTCTGGAGATGTTCGAGGATTTGGCATGGCTGATGGCCCGTCATGCGGACCCCGCGAATGTGCCGGATAGCCCGGAGGAGTTCCTGGATCAGTTCAACACCTTCTCCATTTACCAGATCCTGCCCCAGCTGATCGAACTGTGGGGTCTGAACGTGCAGACGGAGGTGGAATCCAGAAAAAACCTCGAAAAAGTGAGCGGGAAATGACCACCCCGCTCTTTCTGCTGCGGTGTGTACAGCTCGGTATCAGCATCGCCGATCTCGACCTGCTGACCATCGGGTTGGTCAATGATATGTTCACGGAGCGGCAGAACGACGACTATCCGTACAAAGAGCTGGCTTCGCAAAGTGATTTTGACAAATTTTGGCGTAGCATTGCGGTCCACGATGGATATCGATACGAGCATTAAAAATCAGAAGCAGTCAAGGAAGAGCGAAAAAAGTGGTGCAGACAGCGCAGAAAGAACAATCCGAACATTTTCAAAGGCAGAATCTTTTGCAAAAAGTGCGGAGAAAAAATGGTTTGTCATTGGCAAAGGGATTACCGGCTTTCTCTTGCGGACGAGGATGTGGGTGCTGATAAGGCTGAGAGCAACAGCATTCAGGGCCAGAAAAGGCAGAGATTGTAAAACAGCGCGTTGCACTGTATGAGCAATACGCCGACGGGAATATGAGTAAGGAAGAGTTCATCCGGCAGAGAGATGCCTACAGAGTGCAGGAAGATGAAAAGATGGAGCAGATCCAACGGCTTCGCACCGAGAAAAATCAAATTTTCCAGCCTGTGAAGAAGGATACGGATAATTTGCAAGCCGTGATGGATACTGTGGGAGGAGCAGGCGATGTGATGCACTTGTCGCAGAATGTGGTGGAAACCTTTATTGACCGCATTGAGGTTTTCAACGATGAAAGCGTGAAAATTCGTTTTACATTTGAAGATGTATTGAAAAATTACGAAGCAGAGTGAGAAATGATATTTGCGTTTTTGAAAAGTTCATGCTACAATAACTATAGAAGGGAGTGTGGAGGAAATGGTTCTCCAGTACTATGTGGTAGAAAATGCGACCGGAAAACAAATTGAAATCGATATTGAATCGGCAACCAACGAAGACCTGACCTCTACAAAGGAAAAGTGGCAATCTGATTGGACGAGTGAATTTATCCGCGACCCGAAGCTGGAAAAGTATGCAGCGAAAACAGATGCTGGCGAAATTGTAGCATTGGGTGCATATCGAGAAGATGATCACGGAATATCAGTTTTTATTGCGAATATTGAAGCACATCCTGAGAGTAATCCGACAATTAGCACCGTGCGGAAATACGCAGGCATTGGTCGAATGATGATTGCTTATGGTATTCAATTGTCGATTGATAGTGGACATGGTGGTATTGTAACCTTTGAAGCAAAAACAGATGAACTGTATGATCACTACATCAAAGATTTTCAGGCAGTTCCGATTTTTCAGCCACATTCGGGAGGCCCAAAGCTGCTTATGCTGGCTGATGAAGGCGCACAAGAAATTTTCAGTACCTACTTATCTTAAAGATTGGAGGGTTCAGTATGAAAGATCAAGAACTTGAGCTGCAGGTTGCTCCTATGAGCAATGATACAATGGAATATTTGAATGTTTTATTTGGCGTATGCAAACGCTTTAAAACAGATTATTACCATGCAACACCGAAGCAGCGTGAATTTATTGATGCAGTGGCTACGCACGAGTACCAGCTGATGAAAGCCCATGAGAAAGGACTGAGCCGTGCTTCTGTTCCTCCTTTTATGGGAATGAAGCGGAGTGAACGCAGCAACAATATGCCTGCTTGATAGTAAGAGAATAAGCTAACATAATAAGTGCTCGCATAAACCACAGACAGCACCCAAGATGATTCGAGGGTGCGTCTGCGGCTTATGCGGGCCTTTTTATTTTGTGATTTTAATACGGATGGATGTTAAATTCCAAGGCTGACAAGAGTGGCCTTTAACTCCTTCGCCGTGCGGATAATGATTTCCTGCTCAGTTTCGTTGCAGTCCAATAACAGACGATGCAATTCGGTGTTGGAAGTTGAAACGGAATAGTGAACGGCAAAACCTACAGAGTGCAGGAAGATGAAAAGATGGAGCAGATTCAAAGGCTGCGTACCGAGAAAAATCAAGCTTTCCAGCCTGTGAAGAGGGACACCGATCATTTGCAGACTGTCATGAGTACTGTAGAAGAAGCAGGCGATGTGATGTACTTATCACAGAATGTGGTAGAAACTTTTATTGACCGCATCGAGGTTTTCAACGATGAACATGTGAAAATTCATTTTACATTTGAAAATGTGTTGGCAGACTATGCCGAATGAGTCGTAGCCAGAATCAATGCAGTAAGCAGAGTTTTTCTTGTAAGAACATGAGATTCATGGTATCATAGAAGCAATAAAAAGTCTGTGTGTGGCTACGCGAAAGGAGCAGCAGAGATGAAAAAATTGAACATCCCAGTTGGTATTTCGGACTTTGAGAAGATTCGGAACGGTGGGTTTTATTATATTGACAAATCTGGCCTGATTGCGGAAATTTTGGACGAAAAAGCAGAAGTGACACTTATCACTCGACCACGGCGTTTCGGTAAGACGCTTGGCATGAGTATGTTAGAAAGCTTCTTTGACATCCGTAAAGACAGCAAAGAACTGTTTGATGGGCTGGAAATTGCAGAGCATCAGGTATTATGTGATGAGTGGATGAACCAGTATCCGACAGTCTTTGTTTCATTCCGACAGGTAGACGGTCTGGATTTTACTGGGGCATACGATATGCTCACAATGGTGATAGCGGATTTGTACAACAAACATCTTTATTTGCTTGATAGTAAAAGTGTTACAGAATTCCAAAAAACAGCGTTTGAGCATCTTGCACATGGCAATGGTTCTATAAAAGAAGTTAAGAACAGCCTTATGCTTTTGACAACGATGATGCAGAGCTATTATGCAAAGCCTGTAATTCTTCTTATAGACGAGTATGATGTCCCTGTAGCAAAAGCGAATAACAACGGTTATTATAATGAAATGCTCGATGTTATGAAAGGCTTGATGCAGGCTCTAAAAGACAATCAAGCACTTCAGTTTGCAGTTGTTACGGGCTGCTTAAAGATTGCGAAAGAAAGCATTTTTACGGGAACAAATAATTTTGTATCGGATACTATCACAAATTCTCGTCTGAACGAGTATTTCGGATTTGTACAGAGTGAGGTTGACCTGTTGCTAAAGGATGCTGACTTGACAACGCAGGCTGAGAGCATCAAGAAATGGTATGATGGATACCATTTCGGAGCCTTTGATGTTTACTGCCCGTGGGATGTAATGAATTATTTGCTGGAACTGCAGCGCAATCCGAAAGCTAAGCCTATCAGCTACTGGAAAAACACCAGCGATAATGCCATCATCCGTTCCTTTATTGACTATGCAGGCAGTACCATCACAAATAAACTTGAAACGCTGATGGCTGGTGGCTGCATCGTTCAGCGTGTGGATGAAAACCTGACCTATGATTATCTACATTCCTCAGAAGACAATCTTTGGAGTACGCTGTACCTGACAGGGTACTTAACCAAGGCGCGTGAAGAAGATTATAAGGGTGAGTTGCCGGATGGCATGGTTGCCCTTATGATTCCGAACGCAGAAATCAAAGAGATTTTTGAAACAACAGTCATCAAATGGTTCGATGACAGTACGAAGAAGTGGAATCGAAATGCTTTGTTCGATGCAGTCTGGAACGGTGATAGCGAGGGCATTACCAAGGAAATGAATGCTCTGCTCCGGCGCACCATTAGCTACCATGACTACCGGGAAGACTTCTATCATGCTTTCCTTGCGGGCATCTTCACAGGTGCCGGATATATGGTGGATTCCAATAAGGAGCATGGAGAAGGCCGAAGTGATGTGGTCGTTTACGATTCCATCAATGCCCGCGTTGCAATCTTTGAAGCAAAGTACACGAAGGTTTTGGAAAATCTGGAAAGTGAATGCGATATAGCCTTGCAGCAAATTGATGATCGGATGTATGCAAAGGAGTATGAGGATGATTACGATCAGATTCTTTGCTACGGTATTTCGTTCTTTAAAAAGCGCTGCATGGTAAAGAAAAAGTGATTCACAACAAATCTTAACTTGAATTCTGTATTATAACTTAAAATGAGTTAAAATACAGAAAAAGAATTATAAGAGAGGCTCGCATAAACCACAGACAGCACCCAAGATGATTCGAGGGTGCGTCTGCGGCTTATGCGGGCCTTTTTATTTTGTGATTTTAATACGGATGGATGTTAAATTCCAAGGCTGACAAGAGTGGCCTTTAACTCACTCGCCGTGTGGATAATGATTTCCTGTTCAGTTTCGTTGCAGTCCAATAACAGACGATGCAATTCGGTGTTGGAAGTTGAAACGGAATAGTGAAGACTGTCTATCAACAAATCATCAACGGAAATGCAGAGGGCGTCGGCAATATCGACCAGAGTGGCAATGCTGGGGTGTTCTGTGCCTTTTTCAATTTTGGCCAGAAATTCACGACTGCGATTGATTTTAGAGGCTAAGGCTTCCTGGGTGATATTACCGCACTGCATTCTAAAATAACCAATGCGTTTATATCGGAGTAAATGGGTTCAGAGCATTACAGTTAGTGATGTGATGGAATCTGGCCAAGTCGTAGAAAATCCTATGATTGGTGCAATTCCAAGCAGAAATGAAGTTCAACGTGAACTGGATGATCTTTTGATGTCGATGTAGGAGGAACTTATAGAATGGAAGAAAAAAGCAGGGCGCAGGAACTGAGCGTTCGGGAAATCTCCTTGATTCGTGAACTTGCACAGATACGGAAAGAACATAAAAGAGAACTGGAGTACGAAAAGTTCGATGGCTATGAACTTCCGCCGCGCACCCAGTTTTCCATGCTGAATAAACCTGCAGTGAGCATAAAATATGGTGTTCTACTGTATTGGATGAGCTCGAACGGGAAGCAGGCACTACTTCAATACCGATTCCGCAACGTGAAGAATCTGAAAATATACCTTCGCCAGATTTACCGGAAGGCGGAAGGTGGTCTGGTTCTTGGTGGTGTTTTCGGTGCTGCGGGCTTCGTTTGTAGCGTTGATTTCCATGTTCTTTGTCCTTTCTGTGTGGGGGTGTAATGAGTGTAATTCACATTTGGCGGTGAATCGTGTATTTTATGAGCGTTACACCTTACACCTTTGTTTTGAGGGTTCGTTTATACGTTCTGCGGCTGTTGCTCTGCGCTCCGCCTCGCGTCACGAATGTATTTTGATTTTTGGTGTAATAGGTGTAAGGAACTTTAAAAAAGATCGCATTTTCGTTTTGTTTTTCATTACACCTATGTTTGGAGAAATGTGTAAGGCTCGTGTAATTTTTGGGTAATGGTGGAAGCTTGTGTTTTTTCCGCTGGAAAAAAGTTGCGCCGTGGACGTTTCACCTTGTCCGGCTGGAAAAGTTACCGCCTGAACTGTTGCGGCTCCCTGCGGGCTTGCGCACCGGGCTTAGAAGGGCAAGTCGTCTTTGTCGGTGATCTCCCTGAATCCTGCCGGGTCGGGCGGGTTCTGCAACGCTTCCATGTCTATGGCAATCATGCGGACGGAGCGGTTTCCGAACCAGCGAACCACCTGATACTTTCCGTGCGGGTCAATCTGTATAATGTCGTTCTCCGCCAGCCAGTTCATGGTTTTTCGGTAGGAGAAACCGCCTTTTTCCAGAGCTTCCCGCAGGATGGTTGGCAGGATGAACGCCGTGCCGTCCTCAATGCTGCCGTACCTCTGACCGATGGCGTTGGTGTCAGTGAAGCTGTTGGCATTGGCGCTGATCCAGTCACTGATGTACTGGGCGGCCTGTTCGTTCACGTCCGGCTGTTCCTGTTCCTGGATTCCCGCTGTGATGCAGTTGGCCATGTGCTGGGCTTCCATGAGGGCGGTGTCTGCGTTCTCGTGGAAGATGCACCGTGAAAGCATCTGATCTGCAAGGGTCACTGTGGCGACCGCTGCGGTGTGGCTGCCGTTCCGGGTTCCCATGAGCGCCCGGATGCGTTCCAGCACCTCGCTGTATTCGTCTATTATGGCGCTGTCACCCATGTCCAGGATGTACTGGATGAATGCCGGGCCTGCCCAGCCGCAGTTTAGAGCGGCCTGTTGGTGCATATCGCTGGCACTGGTTTCGTCCTCGAAGGGGGCGCCCACTACTTCCAATACGCGGGTGCTGACGCCAGTCTGGCTGTTCGCCTTGCCTATGGGTTCTTCGCCAGTGGCCAGAATTACGCTGCGCCAGGTGCGAAGCTCCTGCAGGCCGCCGTCTTTGCTGCCTCGGCTGCGGCCTGTGCCGTTGGCCAGCATATACACGATCTTTTCCAGGCCCTCTTGCTTGTTGCCTGCAAGCTGGCGCTCGTCTATACCGAGCGGGAGGTCGCAGTAAAAGCCAGCCATTCTCTCAAGCGCCACCTGGGTTGCGTTGAAGTTTGCCATGAGCCGCTCCGGGTCGCCCCAGGCGGACAGGGCTGCTTTTAGGGCTGCGGTCTTACCGCCCCGGCTGCCGCCCCAGTTGTACACGAAGAAGATTCGCTGCTTGATGATCGCCAGCAGGGGGGCGGCGAAGCTGGCGGCCAGTATGAAGCGGAACCGGGGGCGGTTGCGGTGCGGAGCCATGCTTGCCACCCAGGCTTCCAGGGTGCCGTTTTTGCAGTAGGCGGTAGCCCAGCGGGTCATGCTGGGTTCGATGTCCAGCACCATGTCCGGGGCGTGGCCGGGAAGGAAGCGGTGGTTTGACTGCCAGCCGAAGGTGGAGGTGCTTTCCTGCAGGCCGAGGGCGTCGATGTTTTCTTGCTCCAGCAGGAATTTGGTTCCAGAATTGGAATTAAAATCTCCGCTATGTCGTACCTTGAAAGCGGGAAAAGCCGCTTGACGGAATCAAACGCAATTCTGATCTGCAAGGAGTTTAACGTCAGCCGGGAATGGCTGCTGAATGGCACCGGGGAGATGTTCCTGCCGGAAAGCTCGGATAGTTTGGACGCCTTGGCTGAGCAGTACGATCTGACCCCGCTGGAACGGGAGATTTTTGAGAACTACTGCAAGCTGTCTAAAGCCCAGCGCTTGGCGTTCTGGGATGTGATGCAAAAAATCGTTGGTTCTTCTGCGCAATCCGGAGGCGCAGAAGAAGCTGCAAGCTCCGGCGTCACGGCTGCTGAAGCCGCGTATGAAAAGAGCTTTGGTACTGCATCCGGCACCCCAGATGCCGAAGCTACGAGTATGCACGAAGACACCGGGTAAAATGAAAAAAGACCACACCCCAGTTGGGGTGTGGTCTTTGGTGGTAAAACAAAAAAGCGCTGGCCCTCTGGAAAGGGTCAGCGCTGGGGCCAGTGCTACAACATAAAAAGGTGAGGTGGCCGCTTCCTGCTGGAACAGGGGGCTGCGCCACAAAGCACAGGCAGTTGGCATGGAACCGACTGCCTTTATTGTAGCACGTCGCCCTGAATTTGAAAAGGGGTGATTTTATGCGCGATATGGATTCCGCCCGCCTGCGGGTGGCGTGCTATGTCCGCGTCAGCACGAGAGAGCAGGCCGAAAAAGGCTATTCTGTCAGCGAGCAGCAGGAGCGTCTAAAGGCGTACTGTCTGGCGAAGGACTGGGTGGTTGCCCAGGTCATCACCGATCCGGGTTTTTCCGGGGCAAAGCTGGAACGTCCGGGTATGCAGCAGCTGATCTCCCTTGTGCAGACGAAAAAGTGCGATGCTGTTTTGGTCTGGAAGCTGGACAGGCTGTCCCGCTCCCAAAAGGATACCCTGTATCTGATTGAGGACGTGTTCCTGAAAAACAGCTGCGCCTTTGTTTCCATGAACGAAAACTTTGATACATCCACGGCGTTTGGCCGGGCTATGATCGGCATCCTGTCGGTGTTCGCCCAACTGGAACGTGAACAGATCCGGGAGCGCATGGCGGTTGGCCGTGTCGGTCGGGCAAAGGCCGGCCTCTTCCATGGCGGCGGCTTTGCTCCCATCGGCTACGACTACAAGACCATTGCCGAGGGCGGCGCTGGGCTTGTGGTGAACGAGTACGAGGCCATGCAGGTGCGGGAGGTGTTCTCTCTGTACCTCCAAGGGTGGCCGGTGAACCGCATCCGCAAGTACATGGCTGCCCACTACACCACCAAGGATGGCGACTGGGGGTCTGATACCACGGTGCGAGACGTCCTGAAGAATCCGCTGTATACCGGGAAGATAAACTGGGCGAAAAAGGTGTACGATGGTCAGCATGAACCGCTGATCTCGCAGGAAACCTTTGACGCTGCCGCTGCCCGGCTTGCCACCTCAAGCTGGAAGCGTATCTGTTCGGATGGTATGGAACGGGATTCTCCGTTCAAATCCACGCACCTGCTGGGCGGCATTATTTGGTGTGCCCGCTGCGGCGCCCGGTACTTTGCCAGCGGCAATTACTCGGGAAGAGGCGAGAATAAGCGCTACTGGCCATACTACGTTTGTTACTCTCGGGCAAAATCCGCAAAGCACATGATCCGCGACCCAAACTGCCGGAATGACCGCTGGGCGGTGGCGAAGCTGGACGCTATTATAGAGGGCGAGATTCGGAAGCTGGCGTTTGACCCGGCGGCGCTTGAGCTGGCGGTGTCCGGGCCGCAGCAGGACGAAGATGTAGCCCAGCGCCGGGCTGCGCTGCAACAGCGCCTGAACGATCTGCGGGCGCAGATGGGGCGTGTTCTGGACTTGTACCAGATGGGCGGTTCACTGCCTGCCTCTATGGTCGGAGACCGCGTGGCAAAGCTCCAGGCGGAAATTGACGGCGTGGAAGCCGCCCTGGCGGAGGCCGTAGAGGAGCCGCCCACCCAGCGCCTGGATGCTGCCCGGGCTGCTTTGGTCGGGGCGGAAGATGTTCTGGACAATGGGACGCTGGACGAAAAGCGGGAGCTTGTCCATAGCCTTATCCGCCGTATAGATCTGGACGGGGAAAATATTGATATACATTGGAGCTTTGCTCCGGAAAATTAAAAAGGGATGCCGCACGTCAATGATGTGCAGCATCCCTTTTCTTATGGAAACTTATGAACCGATAAGCCAGTCGCTCTCAGGCTTCGCAATCAGACGAGCGTTGTTATATGCCATATCCAACGTTAAACAGGTGTGACCAGTATAAACGCCATCGTGTACGCCAACAGCCAGTGACAAATCAACCTTCTTGGGATCGCCCAGACTGATGGGGAGCAGAAACTGAATACGCCCGTGGTAGTATTGAGGGACGGCCGCTTTGTAATTCTCTTTTACACGAATTTTGGCAAAGTCCAAAGCAGCACGAAAGAGCATAGGAAGATTATTCATATCCCTGTACTGCTCGGGTATACGTTGACGGTTTCTCTCGTCCTCAAGAATGTGGTCGATATTGATGCGCATATCAAGATGCGTGTCATAAATCAAATCCGAACTACTATCAAAGTAGCTTGCTCGCTCAGGAAGAGGAACGATTTTGTTTAACTCGATAGAGGATTCTTTATAGAAACCTCTTAATTTCCACTTTATCTTGCGGCTGGCATCGTTTTTGTTAAACAATGCAAAAATCGGTTCAAAATTCGGAGTAAATAAGCCGGTGTTAAAGCACATTTCTGAATCGCTAGTGCTTATGTAGTTGCCCTTTGGAACTGCCTTTCTCAGCGCAAGTAAACGGTCGAACGTGTGATAAATGTAATTTTCCAGAATGATGTTTTTCTTTGCATCAGGCGTTTCAACGTAGTCCCAACGTTCAGGGCGTGCCATGTCGGCCAACTCTTTAATGGCTACGTCAAAATTTCCAAGATATGCGTATTTCCGAAGGGAAGGTATAGAATAATCAGACAT